CCCCGCAGGGCCTCGTTCCCGCCCGGCACCTGTCGGGCGTCATCCGCGTCGAAAATCAGGTCGACGGCATCCTCTCCGGCTACGCCACCAGCCTGTTCACCGGTACCCCGGTGGCGCGTGGCACCAACGGCACCATCGAATTCACGACCGGCGTCGCCGGGGCGTGCATCGGCGTCTTTCAGGGCTGCGAGTTCTCGGCCGCCACCAAGCGGTTCGTGCTGCCCTACTTCCCGGCCGGCCAGACCTACGACGCCGGCACGATGATCGCCAAGTACACGTTCGGCCGCGACATCGTCTACGAGGGCCAGTCGATTGGCCCGGTCCCCGCCACGGCGGTTGGCGAAGCCATCAACATCAATGGCGCGTCGACGTCTGGATCGACCTTCACCGGCTTCTCGACGCAGGCGCTCGGCGCACCGACCGGTGCAACCGCCGGCACCTTCATCATCCACGGCCTCGCCCAGTACGACGACAACGCATGGGGCGACCTCTTCACCAAGGTTCTGGTGCGCATCGCAAGCGATCAGGTCGCGGTCGCCTAGCACGGTCCTTCATGAGGTTCGCGCTGGCCTCTGAGTGACCGGCGCATAATCGTCAAGATACTTGGAGGCCCGAATGGCCGTCCCGATGAATTCAAGTCAGTTCAGGGTGATCGTCGAGCCGATCATGAACGACCACTTCGATGGCGTGTATAGCCAGCGCAAGGATGAGTACAAGGCGATCTTCAACACCAAGCCGGGCACGCCCCGCGCCTACCATGAAGAGCCCGTGATGTTCGGCCTCGGCTCTGCCCCGCAGATGCCCGACGGGACTGGCGTGCAGTACAAGCAGGGCGGCGTCCTGTTCAACAAGCGCTACGTCTATCGCCAGTACGGTGCCGCCTTCGCCATGACGAAAGTCTTGGTCGAGGATGGCGATCACATCAACCTCGGCAAGATTTACTCCGAGCAGCTCGGTCAGGCGATGGTCGAGACCGAGGAGACCGCCGCCGCCAACGTGTTGAACTTCTCGTTCACCAACTCCGCTCCCTACCTCGGCGGTGACGGCGTCTCGCTGATCAACTCGCAGCATCCGATCTTGGGCGGCGTCATGTCCAACCTGCTGGGCACCCCGGCAGCGTTGTCGCAGACCTCGGCCGAGGCGATGCTGATCCAGATCAGGAAGTCGCAGGACAACGACCAGAAGCGTGTGCGCATCAACCCGGAATGCCTCGTCGTCGGTCCCGACAACGAGTTTCAGGCCGAGGTGATCACCAAGTCGGCGCTGCGTACGGGTGGAGCGAACAACGACATCAACCCCATCATGTCGTTGAAGATTCTGCCGAAGGGCTTCTGCGTCATCACCCGCCTCACTTCGCCGACGGCGTGGTGGATTCACACCGACGAGCGCATGGGCCTGCAGTTCCTGACCCGGCGCATGGCGCAGAAGAGCATGGAAGGCGACTTCGAGACCGACAGCATGCGCTACAAGGTCACGAGCCGCTGGGACGTGAGCTGGACCAACTTCCGCACCCTCTACGGGACGCCGGGAGCCTAGAGCGTCCTGCGCCCTCTCTCGCGCGGACAGCGGCGCGGTGGGCCGGGTCAGCAGTCACCCGGAACACTGCGCCGCTACATCGGTGTCAGCCGAAAAAACCTGACGGAAGGCAACAAGACGGCCTGACCGGGTCGGCGGTTTCCGACGGAACAACGCAAGGATAGTCCAATGCTTTCCTCGATCACGCGCTTTCCCGGCGGCGTCAACAATCTGTCGCAGGATTCAGGTCTCGCCGATTACCGGGATAACAGCCCGCTCATCTACAACACGATGTTCGACGACTTCAACAAGCTCATCGCTGCCGACTGGACGACGGCGGGGACTTCACCGGGCGTGGCTGCGATGTCGGCGTCGGCCGACGGTGGCGTTGTCGCCCTGCCGACCACGGTGACCAATCCGTCCGAGACCTCGATGTCGTGGAATATCCTGTCGTTCACGCCCGACATCGCCAAGGACCTGTTCGTCAGCGCCCGCGTGCAGATCGACGATGCCACCTTGGGCGGCTTCCTGTTCGGCCTGAGCGTTGGCTCGGCGACTTCGCCTTTGGGTACGCCGCCGGTCAGCGGTATCTATTTCCGCAAGCCGACCGGCGCGACGACTCTGCAGGCCGTGCTGCGCATCGCCAGTGTCGACGTGGCCGTGGCGACTTTCCCCGATCCGGTTCTCGCGGCGACGTGGTACCACCTTACCATCGCCTACACGGCGGCTGACGGGGCTCTGCGCGCCTTTTCCGGCCTGTCGGCGGTGCGTCTGGCGACCAATCCGGCGTCTCTCGGGGTCGTGCCGATGGGCTTGGTGTTCTCGGCACGCAATTCCTCGGCGGCGATCCGCACCCTGCTGATCGACAATTATCTGGTGGCGAAGGCGCGTTAGGAGGACTGCATGCGGCCCATCAACCAGACCGTGGTCGGTGCCGTCAACGGAGCCCCGGCCGTTCTCGATTACCGGCAGACGCCGTTTCAGGTATCGGTGTTCGGCAGTGTCGTGTCCGGTTCCGTCAACTTCAAGCTGCAGTACACCTACGACGACCCGTTCACTGCGCCGTTTCTGGTCAACTGGATCGACCACGGCCTGATGACCGGCAAGACGGCGGCATTCGATACGGTGTTGAACGCGGCACCGGTCACGGCCGTTCGAGTCGTCAACAGTGGAACCGGAACGGTTGGCGTCCGCATCGTTCAGGGCGGGGAGTAGCGTGTGGCCAATGCGACGCCCGACATCACCTCGCCGGGCGGGCAGGTAACGCCGGTCACGCTGGTCACCAGCGGGCAGGCCACCCTGCTCGTCGACATACTGGCGACAGGCACTCCGGTCGCCTTCGTGGCGAATGGACCGGCGACGCCTGTGCAGTATTCCAGTGGAACAGCGTCGTCGTTTTTCTCTGCCGTTACGGCGGCCGGCGGTACCGTGTCGGCTCCGCGTCAGACGCTCTACAACAACCTGTTCGCCTCGCTGGTCAGCACGGGCGTCATGCCCAAGCTGCTGCGGCTCGGCATCTTGGCGGCCGAGAACGTGCCGTCGGCCAGAGTCGATCTCGTCACCAATACGCTGATCACGATTGTTGCCGCGCCGACTTTCACCGTCGATCAGGGCTACGCCAGCGCGGTCGGCAACTACGTCGACACCAATGGCGTGCCGCCTGTGTCGTCGCAGGACACACTGGGTTTCGGTGTCGGCATGTTGACGGCGCGGGTCGCCGGGGCCGACGTGGTGGCCATTGGATCGACGCAGAGCGTGGGCGGCAGCGGATTGTATATCGAAACGACGGGTGCGCCCGGCGTGACGCTCTACTCGCCCAATACCAGTTCGATCTTTGCGGGCGGTCTAAGTTGGACGCAGACCGACACCAAGGGCTTCTGGCACGCCAACCGGTCCGGTCCATCGGCAAACGCAATTTATCGCAATGGCGTGTCGATTGGCACCAACACTGTGGCTTCGGCCCCGCCGCTGCCCTACAGCTTCATTCTCGGTGCCTATCGCAACACCGACAACGTCACCATCTATGCCTATGATACCGGCGTCATATCCGCGTGGTTCATGGGCACCAATTTGACGGCGACTGACGCCGCCAACCTGTCGACGGCGATCAACACCTACATGACCGCGATTGGGAGCCCGCTGTACTGATGACCTCCGCCAGCAACTCCGGACAACTCAGACCCTTCACGGCGCGCGAGCTGATCGAGGAGGCGACGAGTCGTTGTGGCATCAAGCCGGTGCAGCTCACTTCGGAAATCGTCGAGAAGTCGCTCGACCAGCTCAATCTCATGCTGCCGGCCCTGATCAACCGGGGTGTCCAACTGTGGAAGCGTCAGCGCATCATCCTGCCGGTCTACGAGAACGAGATGCGCGTGCCGCTGCCGCCCGGCATCGATCTGGTCAACCGACTGACCCGGCGTTCGCTGGCGCGCTATACCGGCGGCATCCCGTTCAGCACTGATCATCTCGGGGTGCCCGACGGCAACGCGGCGGCGGCGTTCGACGACGACTTCGCGACGAGCTGCAGCCAGACCTTGGCCAATGGCAGCATCGGCATGTTCTTTCCGCAGCCGGTGCAGGTCACCAATCTCGGCGTGCTGTTCGACGTTGCCATGGAGCTGGCCTACTTCATTGAATACTCGAATGACGCGGGTGTGACGTGGACGCCGGTCGATGCGCTGACCGGAGTCGTTTCGGCTGGCCAGTGGGTGTGGAGCGACGTCGATGGCTCGCCCAGTGCACTGGGCTGGCGCGTGCGCGCAGTCGGCACGACCGCACTCGACGTCGCGGAGATTTTCTTCGGCTACATGCCGTCGGAAATCCCGCTCGATCCATGGAACCTCGACGAATACAATTCGATGCCCAACAAGACGGCGTCCGGTCGGGTGGTAAACTGGTACCAGCAGCGCGACCTCAGTGCGCCGTATCTGATGGTCTGGCAGGTCCCCGACAAGGCGAGTCGTTACGACCAGCTCTGCGTCTGGGTCAACGAGTACATTGATACGGTGGCGGAGCCGACGCAGTCGCTCGACGTTCCGCGCCGCTGGTACGATGCCGTGACCTCGATGCTGGCGCGCCGGCTCTGCCGGTCGTTGCCGGAGGCCGACATGGCGCGCTACCCGATGCTGCGCGCCGAGGAGCAGGAGGCCGTCGAGCTGGCCGAGGGCGAGGAACGCGATCCCGCGCCGAGCAACTACGACATGGGGATTGGAGCCTACAACGCATGAGCGGGAGTGCAGCCAAATACCTCGACACGTCCGGCCGTGGCACGCTGGGTGTGGGAATCTGCGACCGCTGCGGCACCAAGCGCTCGCTGACCGAATTCATGTCCGACCCGAACACGCCGGGCCTCAAGGTGTGCCGCGATCCCGGCGAGGGCTGCATCGACAAGTACGATCCCTATCGCCTGCCGACGCGCACGCCCGATCCTCTCAAGCTGCCGTTCAACCGTCCCGACCAACGACTCGAACCGGGACCGGACGTGACCGAATGGCTCGACGATGAAACCGACTGGCTGCGGGCAGGCTGACCATGGCCCTCACCCCCGCTCCGACCGGAATGAGCTACGACAACCTCGTGATCACGCTGCAGCAGTATCTGGAGCGTGGCGGCGGCACCGACACGACGGTCGACTACCAGATGCCGCTGATCATCAACCGGGCCGAGCGCTCACTCGCCGACAAGCTGAAGATTCAGGGGTATCGCTATGTCCTCACCTCCACGGTACAGCAGGCCCAACCCGTTGTTACGAAGCCTGAAGGCTGGCGTAACACCGTCTCCATCAACATTGGAATTGGTCCCCAGAAAAATCAGCGGCGAACGCTGCGCACTCGATCCTACGAGTATATCCGCTCGCTTTATCCCGACGACACCCGGCTCGACGCGCCGGTCTTCTACGCCGACTACGACCAAGACCACTGGCTCGTCGGGCCGTGCCCCGACAACGATTACCCCTTCGAGGGCATCGTCTACCGTCTTCCGGACCTTCTTGGGGAGAGCAACCAGCAGAACTACCTGACCAAGTTCGTGCCCAACATGCTGCTCTATGAATGCCTCAAGGCGCTGGAGCCGTTCATCCGTAACGACTCGCGCATCGCCATCTGGAAGCAGCTCTCGGACGATGAATTCAACAGCGCCAGCGCACAGGATGCCGCCAAGGCCAGCGACCGGGCGCAGATCAGGAATTCGTCATGAACACCTACACCAACGTCTTCGGTGGCGAGAACATCAACCAGTCGAGCCTGAGCTACAAGGCTTACGGCACGACGCTCGTGCCGCTGGCGTCGGATATCCTGCTGCAGTGGCCGTTCGAGGCGCTCGACGGGGCCAACGTCACGGCTGACAAGATCGACGTGATCGCCAACGCCGGCCACACCTTTTCGCTGCCCGATGCGACCTTGGCCAGCAATGGCGAAGACATCCTGTGGAACAACGTCGGCTCCAACGCCTTCACTGTCCTCGACTTCGCCGGCAACACGATCATCACGGTGCAGCCCGGCAAGCAGTGGTTCATCTACCTCACCGACAATTCGACGACGGCCGGCACATGGCACGTCACCCAGCTTGGCGCGGGAACGTCGTCGGCCGATGCGGCGTCGCTCGCCGGCTTCGGCCTGCGCGCCAATCTCACCAAGCTCGACCAGAACCTGCTGACCACGGCGACCGGCGGCAACATCAACCTCACCGCGTCGAGCCGAGCGCAGGTCTTCCGTAACACAGGCGGAACGGTCACCCACACGTTCGATCCGGCGGCATCGCTCGGCAACGGCTGGTTCGCCATCGAGATCAACGCCGGGTCAGGTACGGTCACGCTCGATCCGTCGGGAGCCGAGACCATCGACGGCAACCCGACCAAGGTTCTGAACCCCGGCGAGTCGTGCGTCGTCTACTGCTACGGCACCGGCTTTGCCACCATGGGCTACGGCCGGGCGATCAGCACCAACGTTGCCGGCATATCGATTGATCTGGCCGGCACGGGCGAGCTGATCCTCAACGCGGCGCAGGTCGCGGCGCAGGTTCAGGATTTCACCGGCACGCTGACCGGCGCGCGCACGGTCACCTATGGCACCGGCACTGGTTACTGGTTCGTCTACAATCACACCAACGGCGCGTTCGCGACGACGTTCCGTGGTTCAGGCACCGATCCCGGCGTGATCGTGGCGCAGAACACGTTCTCGATCCTGCGCAGTCAGGCCGGGACGATGAACATCGCCTTCACGGCGACCAGCGGAACAGTGACCAGCATTACGCCGGTAGCGGGTGAGCTGGTCACGTCGCCCAATCCTCTGGTGGCCATCGGCACAGTCGGCCTCGCCAACATGCCGACGCCGCCGCTGACCCCCGGCACCTACGGTACGGCATCCAAGGTGGCGACGGTCACGGTCGACGCCAAGGGTCGCACTGCCAATGTTGTCGAGACGCCGATTGTCATCCTGTCGAGCGCCATCACCGATCTGCAGCAACTGATCCCGCCGGGCGTCATGCTGCCCTACGGTGGCATCACGCTGGGCTCGACGCTGTGGCTGCCGTGCGACGGATCGACCCGACTGAAGGCCGATTACCCCAACCTCTACAGCGCCATCCTGACGACCTACGGGCCGGAGACGGCGACGACCTTCACCCTGCCCGACACGCGCGGGCGCGTGCTGGCGGGTGCCGACAATCAGGGTCCGCTGGGCGCGGCCAACCGCCTTACCGCCACCGGTCTGGGTGTCGCCGCCGTGCTGGGCGCGGTCGGTGGCAATCAGAATGATGCAGGCCAAAGCATTGCCGTCAGCGGTTCGTGTTCGGTGTCGGTGTCAGTTTCTGTGTCGGTCGGTGGCGGCGGTACGACCGGAGGGCCTAGCGCGCCGTTTCAATCTATTCAAGACGGCTCGGGTACGGGCGTTGCGACTTCAGGGCATACGCATGACATCAGTTTTGGCAGCACTGGTGGCGGCTCAGGTGGCGGCAGCGGCACCATTTCCGGCAGCGGCGCTACGGTTGCCGTCACCAATGTCCAGCCGGCCCTGATCATTCGCCACATCATCAAGACCTGAGTGGTCGATGGCGCAGGGCCCCACCCCGGTCTCGGCCACCCAGCCGCAGCTCATGCTGTCGCAGCCCGGCATCTCGCGCGACGGCACACGGCTGTCGCGGCGCACTCATGTCGATGCCCAGTGGTGCCGCTGGTATCAGGCCAAGCCGCGCAAGATGGGCGGCTATCAGGAGCAGCTTCGCAGCGTCAATGGCATCGTCCGCGCCATCGATGTGTTCAGCAACGACGGCTACAGCTACGTCCATATCGCGACTGGCAACGCCATCCAGCGCTACGCCATCGACAACATGACGGGAGCCACCGCCGGCCTGATCACGCGCACCCCGGTCGGCTACATTCCGGACGCCCGGTTCAACTGGCAGCTTGCCGAGCAGTTCGACATCCCGACCGACACGACGATGATCTTCGCCAACGGCACGCCGAGTGCCTCCTCGATCACGTCCTCGCAAGCCTATCCGGTCTATTACGGCGACATCGTCGCCAGCGCCCCGCTGACGGCAATCACCGACACCGGGACGGGTTCGCTCGGTCCCATCCTGTCGTCGGGCGGCGTGGCGGCGGTTGGCCCGTACGTCTTCATCTATGGCCATGACGGCATCGTGCGCTGGACGGTGCCGGCCAATCCGACCGACTGGTCGGGTGCCGGTTCGGGCGACGCCCGGCCGATTGGCGACAAGATCGTGCGCGCCTACCCGCTGCGCGGCCAGTCGGGCCCGGCCATCATCATGTGGTCGCTGTCGGCGATCATCATTGGCCAGTTCGTCGGGCCGCCGGATTTCTGGGACTTCACGACGGCCACGGTCAGCGCTTCCATCCTGTCATCGAATTCAATCGTCGAGCAGGACGGCATCTTCTACTGGCCGACGACGTCGGGCTTCTCGATGTTCAACGGCGTCGTTCGCGAGCTGCCCAACAGCGACAGCAAGCACTGGTTCTTCGACAATCTCAACTTCCAGCAGCGTCAGAAGGCTTTCACGTTCAAGGTCCCCAAGTGGTCGGAAATCTGGTTCTGCGCACCGCTGTTCGGGGCGACCGAATGCAGTCACGCGCTGATCTGGAACTGGTCGGAGAAGTGCTGGTACGACACGGTGCTGCCCAACGGCGGCCGGTCGGCCGGCTTCTACGAATTCGTTTTCAACTATCCGGTCATGGCGGGGGTTGCGCCCAACGCCGATACCGGTGGCGGCACCTCAGTGTGGCAGCACGAGGTCGGCTACGACGAGGTGTCGGGCCAGATCGCCGTGCCCAAGGCGATCTACTCCTACTACCAGACCAACGAATTCAGCCTGTGCGAGCCGCAGCAGCCCGGCCAGCTCGGCATGGATCAGGCGTTGTCATGGTCGATCCTTGAGCCCGACTTCGAGCAGGTCGGCGACCTGATGTTCTCGGTGATCAGCCGGGCCAATGCGCGCGCCGCCGAGTCGACACTGGGTCCGCTCGTGATCTCCGAAGTGCCGGCGACGCCCAAGGACCAGCTCGTGAAGTTCAAGCACACCGGCCGGCTCACCAGTTTCCAGATCGAGAGCAACACGCTTGGCGGCTACTACTTCGCCGGGTCGCCGCTCATCCACAGCCAGCCCGGCGATGCGCGGAAGGAAGACTGATGGGGCTCAGGATCAGTGCGGATTTTCCGCGCACCATTCAGCGCACTCTGCCGCAGCCCGACTTCATGGACTGGGAGGACTGGGCACAGACGGTGATTGGCTACAACAGCCGGCTCGGGCTGACCCGCCTGATGGACGAGAACCTGCCATGGGAAGAGTTCGCCGACTGGCTCTGCCTGTCGGTGCCGGAGGCACCGCGTGCCGCTGGATTTTCGGATTGGCGGGAGTGGGCGCACGCGCTGCGCAGGGCTCTCGCGCTTTGAGTCGTCAAGGAGTAACCTCGGTCCCCTGCTGACCACGGGTAGGCCCAGCTCAACTGCGGCTTTGAGGTAGCGGACCGACTGCACGGGGAGTCGTTTCGATGCCGCCTATGCCACCGCCTCAAGGAGCCTTATCTCAACTGCCCGGAGCGGGCGGTGGGCCGCCTGCTGGACCTCCCGCCGGCCCGCCCCCCGGCCCGGCAGGCGGAGCCCCTCCCGGCGGCCCGCAGGGGCCCGCTGGAGCGCTTCCGCCGGGCACGCCTCCCGGTGTACCGCCGGGGCCCGCCGGCCCTCCCAAACCGCCCGTAAAGCCCGGCAACGAGGGGCTGGTGAACCGGGTCCTCGGGCTGGTCTCGGGCGAGACCCAGCAGAAGCAGCGCATGGAACACCAGCAGGCGCTGGTCGAGGCCATGCACAAGGGGGCCCAGCAGGCGCTGCAGGGCGTCGTGCAGGGCATGCACGAGAGCGTCGGCGCGGGCATCCCGCCGGCCGGAATCGGCGGCGGCGATCCGACGAGCGCGATCCGGGGGCTGATGTCGCAGGCCGGCGGCGCTCCACCTGCCGGTCCGCAGGGCGGCATGGCACGCGGCGGCTACCCCGACCTCATCGGCCTGCCGGAGCCGGAGGGCCTGCCGATCCGCGAACATTTCGCGCATGGCGGCATGGATTTCCTCGGGCCGCGCGACAAGGGCGACTTCGGCGGGGGCAGTCACGGCTTCCAGCCGCCCAACGGCAGCACCGGCCGGTCCGACAATATCGAGGCGCGGCTCAGTCCCAACGAGTACGTCATGGACGCCGAGACCGTGTCGGCGCTGGGCGACGGCTCGCCCGATGCCGGCGCGGCCAAGCTCGATAAATTTCGGGCGAATGTGCGCCGTCACAAGGGCAAGGCGCTGGCCAAGGGCAAGTTCTCGCCCGACGCGCACGAGCCCGAAAGCTACCTGTGATGGATCACATAATTCCCCTCAACGACTCGTGGAAGCTTTACAGCGACCTCAACCCGGCGGTTGTCTGCGCCACGGTCGACCATCCGATGGATGTGTGGTCGCAGGTCTTCGGCTGGATCGACAAGGCGACCAACAACGAATGGTCGCTGATTGGCGCGAACGACGTCTTCAACGACCTGCTGCGCCACGCCATGACGCTGTGGACGATCCGCGACCACGGCAACCTCGTGGGAGCCTACGTCACCAAGGTCGAATGCGGCAGCAAGGGCAAGGCGCTCAACATCATCGCGCTCGGCGGCATCGGCATGGCGGACTGGATCGTCTCATTCGACAGGGCCGTCT